ATCATCATTCTGTCCTTTTGCTCTAATTTCATAATATGGATAATATCTTTTATATCTTTTAGGCTCTATAAATGTAAAATAAATTTTATTTAAAATTTTATAGTTATATTTTTTTATAACTATAATTTCAAAATTGTTTTCTTTAAAAATAATTTTATTTATATTCATTTTAAACTTTCTCCTTTAACTGTTCTCTCATAATCACTCTTATGTAAATAATATTTCTTATTTAGTCCTAAACTTTCAAAAGCTTTTATATTATTCTCATTGCACATTAAATCTATACCTTTAAAACTTTTATCAAACTTTAAATAATCAACTACTTTTTTAAGTAACTCTTTAAACTCTTCTTTATTCTCGCAAGTTTCAATACTAACATCACCTTCCGCATAGCTTATAATTTTTAAATTCTTAAAGTCTACCCAGTGACCATAATACCAAGCATCTTCTGTTGTATTTAATTGAGCATAACCTCTAGCATCAAAATTGTATCTGCTAATGTCATCTTCAAAGAATGTTTCTTTTTTAATTGTCATAATAATTTTTTTAATAAGATTTGATTTTTATTTAAAAATTTATAGGTAGTATTTAAAACTACCTATAAAATATTTTTCTAGTTTTTAACTTGGTATTGTTGATAATATCTATCTATTTTATTTTGATAGCTACTATCTAAGTAATTATTATTAACTAAAATATTAGAAATAATAAGTATTAAAAAACCTATTGAATAAAAGATAAAATTATATTTCATTCTTTTATTCTCCTAACCAACTCTTAAATACTTCTTTTTCTTTATTATTCAATTCTGATAAAAAAGGTGCTAATGAATGAATAAAGCTATCTCTGCTATAAACTATTTCAACTCCGTTAAATTGATCCTCCTTAACCTGTATAGATATTAACTCATCATCAAGTTGAGTAATAGTTGATCCTGAAACACTTGTAAACTTAAAGTGTGGAATATTAGTGTAGTTTTTTTCCATTTGTTTGGTTTTGATTTTTTGAGTAATTTGTTTTTATATTCATTTATTATCTTGTTAAATGCTATTTAAATGTCTTGTGATAGGCTTGCAATTTGTTTTGAGTGTGATTAAGTCTCAATTAGTTGTTACCTACTCAAGGATATTTAAAGAGCAATAGAAAAAATAATAAACTTAGTATTAATTTTAAAATATATACTAATAATATGCAATGACTATTTTATACTACTTATGATATCATATTACATGGCATATAAATAATATATGTTTATAATATTATTAGTTAATCAAATCTTAAAATTTATGACTATCCAAGAAATTATCACTAAGCTTAATTACTTAGAAGATAATATTAAAAACTATTCTAAAACAGACTGGTTGTATCAGATAAGCAAGTATGAAGATTTATTTGTTAACCATCCCGAAGCAGATAATACTTGTACTTATCAAGGCAAGCTAGTAATGAAAAGTGACGTAACACTAGAACAGTTAGGTTATAGGAGCTAAAATTATGTCACCTGAAATTATTAAATGGCTTGCCGATATGCCGAAAGGATATCAGTTATCAGGAAGCAAGGAAGCCTACTACAATGGCGAAAAACAATTGAAACTATTTCTATCTAAAAAAGATTAACACCTATTGTAGCCGCTTCTGACTAGCTTAGAATCTAATCTAAATTTGTAACTCTACCTACAGGGTGGGGTTACAAAATATTTTTTATTTTTTGCTAGCGTGGGCAACTTAAATATATTCTGATTAATTTTTTGGTTCTACACGAATAGATAATTCAGGAGCTTGAATATTTACTGTTTCTACTGATTCACCTATAACTTTGCCAAGGGAGTCTAGTATTTGAGCTGCGGTTTGAAGTTGTCCTTTTTTAACTGCCTTGTTGAATAGGCGGATTCTCATTGCTTGGAGTCTGGGAAGAAGAGTTTCTCTATCTTTTTCCCAATCTTCTTTATTCCACTGTTTAACTTTTTTCCAATCTTGCCAGGCTGTTACTTCTGATATGCCTTCTATTTTGGAGTGTTCTAGGACTAGGGCTCTGGTTGTTTTACCTTCTAGCTGACGGGAGTATAGACGTTGGGAGCGGAGTTGTACGTTTTGTGCTGAGGTACGGGCACGGAAATTAATATTTCTTTTAGGTTTAGATTCTTCTAATGGTTGATCGGCAGGAAATGTAGATGAAACCACGGGATTTTTGGGTGTATTTAGTTGAATGATAACTTAAAAGTATGTAAATAGGCTATAAATAGGGGGTATGAGTTGTATTTTTTGTTAAATTAATGGTTGTTAGTGGTGAAAAAAGGAATGAGATAAGTTTGCGGTACGCACAGGGAGAGGTATTTAATTCAGATAAGAGATTTAGGGTGCTGGTAGCTGGAAGAAGGTTTGGTAAGAGTTATTTATCTTGTATAGAACTGTTGAGAGGAGCTATTAACAGGCCAAATGAGGTTTATTTCTATTGTGCGCCGACTTATAGGATGGCAAAGGATATTGCATGGAAGGAATTGAAAAGGTTGACTCCGAGGACTTGGATTAAGAGTAAGAATGAGACAGATTTGAGACTTGATTTGATTAATGGATCGAGTATTGAGTTGAAAGGAACTGAAAATGCGATGGCATTGAGGGGTAGGAGCTTAGCTGGTGTTGTATTGGATGAGGCAGCATTTATGGATAGAGATGTATGGGCTGAAGTTATAAGACCTGCGTTGGCTGATAAACAAGGATGGGCACTTTTCATATCAACACCTGATGGAACTGCTAGTTGGTTTTATGATATGTGGTGTTTTTGTGGTGAAAAGGAATGGGATGATTGGGGAAGATGGAGTTTTACGACTGTAGAGGGGGGTAATGTAGCGAAAGAGGAGGTTGAGGCAGCTAGAGGGCAATTAGATGCGAGAACATTCAGACAGGAATTTGAGGCTAGTTTTGAGAATCTTACTGGATTGGTTGCTGTAAGTTTTGCTGATGACAATATTGATAAAGAATCAAAAGACTTATCAATGCTTCCCTTGTTAATTGGGCTGGATTTTAACGTTGACCCTATGGCGGGAATCTGTGCGGTAAAGCATAACGATACTTTGTATGTTTTTGATGAGATCATGCTGACAGGTGGTGCTACTACATGGGATTTTGCGGAGGAGGTTACGAGAAGATATGGAGTTGATCGTAGAATTATTGCTTGTCCTGACCCAACTGGAAGTGCAAGAAAGACCAGTGGAGTTGGAGTAACGGATCATACGATACTTAGAAGGTCTGGTTTTACCGTTATGAGCCCTAGAAGCCCGTGGAAGATCAGAGATAAGATTACTGCTGTCAATACTGCCCTGTTTGACGCTAATGGCGAGAGAAGGACGTTAATTCATCCTCGTTGTAAAGAATTGATAAAAGCACTTAGGACATTAACTTATGCACCTAATACTGGATTACCTAATAAGAATCTGGGAGTGGATCATGCGTTTGATGCTTTTGGGTATCTTTGCCTGCAGCAGTTTAATTTGGCGAAACCTGAGACATTAGGGCAGACTGCGTTTAGAATATATTAAGAGACTTTTTGCTTATGCCTTATCATTACGGAATGTCAACAACAAAAAAGAAAAAGAAGAAGAAAAAAGGAGGCAAGAAGAGAAGTGAATGTACCTGTAAATAAAGCACTTTACGCTAGAGTAAAAGCTGAAGCCAAACGTAAGTTTGCTGTTTATCCTTCTGCCTACGCTAACGCTTGGCTAGTCCGAGAATATAAAAAGCGTGGTGGAACTTATAGAGTGGAGAAAAAGAAAAGTGCCACAAAGAAGAAAAAGTAGTCCTAATCCAAGAGCCAAAGGTGGTTTGACACGTTGGTTTAAGGAAAACTGGGTTGATGTTAAAACTGGTAAGCCTTGTGGTCGTTCTAAAGGAGAGAAGAGAGATTATCCTGCCTGTCGTCCTAGTAAACGTGTATCAAGTAAGACACCTAAGACAGTAGGAGAGATGACGAAAAGTGAGAAAGAGAGGTTTAAACGTGAAAAAACTGGTAAAAAGAAGATAACCTATCAACATAGGCGAAAAAAAACTACCAAAAGGAGTAAAAAATGACTGAAATCACACCAGAAATGCTTGATGTTATTGAAAAAGTAAAAGGAAAGCGTAATCCTGCTCTCTGGGACCCCAGATGTGAACAATATATGAGGAATAACAGTAAAGATACTGTAAAAAAGTCAACTACAAGTTAAAATAATTTTAAATACTCTTTTTTCTTAGGATTATGGCATTTTTTCGTGGAGAGGAAGGTTCTGTTAAATTTAAGAACTCCGCTGGAACAACTGAAGCAGTAGTTTCTACAACTGGTTGGACATTAGATACAACAAAGGACACTTTAGATGTAACTGCTCATGGAGCAACATCAAGAAGTTTTGTTGGTGGCTTAATTTCTGCTTCTGGCACTGTTGATTTCTTATATACAGCAGCTAGTAGTAATGAAACTGCAAATTTATTAGCAGATGTTTTAACTACAGAAGATGCTGGTGATGCACAGTTTGAGTTATTTTTAGATACATCTGGAAGTAAAAAAGTAAGTTTTAGTGGCATTGTTACAGGAACAAGTCTATCTGCGACAACAGGTGATCTTGAAACTGTAAGTGTCAGCTTTATTTCTAATGGTGCTATTACCAACGCTGCATAATGCCTTTGAAATCCTATTCAAAGAAGCAACGTAAACTTGCTGCTGTTGCTCCACCGAGAGATAAGATCACGGCTGCTGATCTTAAAAAACTACGTTCCAAGAAAAAAAAGAGGAAAAAGAAATGAAACTAACTACTCGTCAAAAAAATAAACTGAAGGAACATTCAGAACACCATAGCGATAAGCACATGGAGTATATGAAAAGACGTATGAGAGCAGGAGATTCATTTACGGAAGCTCATAAAAAAGCAAAGGCAAAGGTAGGAAGATAATGCCACGAAAAAAAGGAGTCAGTTTAACTTTAGGAAGAGGTGAAAAGTCTAGGAAAGGTGGGCTGACTGCTAAAGGACGAAGAAAATATAATGCAGCAACAGGTAGTAATCTCAAAGCACCAGTAACTAAAAAGAGTGGATTAACAGAGTCAGAAAAAAGAAGAAGAAAGA